TACCAGTAACTACAATGCATTACGCCCCGCCTTCCGCGGGGCTTTTTGCTGTCCAAAATCCAGGTCAACAATAAGTCAACAAAACAACCCAAACTGGGGGCCAAAACCGTAACGTCCGGCGACCATCACCATCCACTCATACGATTGGCCTTGTATCGCCTGGCTGGAGGCGTTCTGTCGAGCTCACACTTAGACCCTAACTTGCGCGGAAAACTTCTCATTCCTGCTTGCACGGGCGTAAAGTGTATCCGATCACGCACCAGGTCGGGGCAGCCAGCGCTAAAGTATCAAACCAACTAGCCGCCCCGCTTCAAAGCGCTGTTGAAAGTGTAATGCATTGTCCTCGCCGGATTGAAAAGAGTCCCCTCTGAATCCGCCAAAAGGACTTTGTCTCCATCGTAAAGACGCTTTTCTACGATTGAAACCATACCTTCTTGCGACACCTTCTCACCATTATGATCAAAAACAGGGTCTTCCATGCTGAAATCGACCTTGTTCCTAAGCCGATCAACCCACTTCGGTTCGAGAACCTTCTTCAAATCGCCAATCTCGATTGGACCGGTATCAACATCTTGGTGTTTGGATATCTCGGTTCGTATCATTACAAATCTGGATGCCAGGGAACCATCTTCAGGATCATTGGTCATTAAAATGCCGTAGTACCCTTTGAGGGGACGTGAGGCGTTTGCAAAGCTCATGACCTTGATCGACGCTCCATGGTCGGAGTGTCCAAGAAACACTACCTCCTGTTCGAATGATATTGCGATCCCATCTGATCTCCGAGGTGCTCCTCCTGCGTCGATGAAGTTTGCAAAACGAACCACAGGAACTTCTTGGCTTGGTCTATGCACCACAGTAAATGACCGTTGCACGATCCCTCGATTGGCTGAGAAGCGATATGTGATAAAGAATATTTTGTCGGAATCTCTTTCGAAAAACAGCTTCTTTTCAAGATCAGCCGAAGCAGTTGCTGGCCGCTTGAAGTAGGAAAGAAACGACTCGGCATCGCGACGCCGGTCGACATCTGTCCTGGGCTTGAGTGGAAAAGGTTTCCGCAAGTCACTTGCGACAACATCTTCATCGGGGTTTTCTTGATCGCCCTCAACGCGCCGATCAGGCTTTATAGACGTCAAGAAAAATTCGACTCGATCATCCACCTCGCCAAATTTCGCTTGTTGGAAAACGCGATACAACGCGACCAGACCACCGCACTTGATGCAATCTGATGTGGTCAGATCCTTTCGAAGCAAAATGTTCTCGCCGACTCCGATCAGTAGTGCAGAGAGAGTGTCGTTTTCGGTCTTATGGCGTCCAGCAAGAAACCTACTTATTGTTCTCACGTCAGGTTGTTGCCAAGGATCAACGTCTTTGTCGACATCGTGTTGTTTGGGCACAGGTTCATTCACAACCGTGCCATCCGCATCGATGATCCTCACCGATCTCGGGCTGCTTACCACGTTGTCGAAAACCGCTGCAATTATGTCCGGATTTGATAACCCAAATGCCTGCTTGACTTCGCCCAATATGGCGCGAAATGATTCGCGCCTTGATTCTGTCCAAAACGTGCCCTGCAACATCCCCCCTTTGGACAAAACTTGTCACTTTCGTGTCACCTGTGTGTCACTTTCGTGTCCGCAGGACGAAAAGGCAAGCTAAGGTTAACATTTAGGCGACTTGACCGACGTTTCACCGAGTCTTTTCTGGCGAATTTGACTCAGTCGATGGCGCGTGAACCCTCGCGCCATGTCTCGCCCGTGGCATTCCCAGGAATGTGAAGGTCTGGTAAATAAGAAGGCCTGTGGTGGTTGCACACCACAGGCCGGGCCCGGACCCGATCTTGTGAGAACAGCCAGCCGAACGGCCTGCTTGTAATCCGGACGATCCAGCTTAGCGCATTTGCGCTGTGTCTGGCAAGCAGGTCGATCGGCTCCAAAATGGAGCGAAACGATGAGAAACTTGGAGAATAACGCCGGGCGATGCCCCGGCTTCAGCAAGTGCGAACAAGCAACGCACCGCTGTGGAAAGCACTGCAAAACGGGCACGCCAAATGATGCGCCTCCGTGCTGGCCCGACCCTACTTCAGCACCATATTCGGCAGTCAGAAGCGACTTGGAAAAACAAGGGTATGCTCGGTTCAACCTTCGCAACCTCAAGTCGGACTATGCCGGAGCGCTAACAAAGCTACGACAAGCCGCCTCCGAAATGCCGATCGACCGTACAGACGGCGGTGCGGGGCGCGCACGCCTTTATGGCCGGTTCCATCTGCACCCGTGGGCAGAGATTGGATCGGACTTGCATCCTGAACCGGCCAGACATCACGAGTTCAACGGACAGTTCGGCTTGGAATACACCCAACCCGCAGCCGTTAATTCTGTGGCCGGGGGAAAGCGCCGCGTGTTCAAAACGTTCGACGAGCAGCTCTACGACAATATCTTGCTTCGAGATCTGATTCGGAACCTCTTTCGATCCGTTCCGTTTGATCCCGATGTGAAGGCAGGTATCTTTGTTGTGGGTGTTCACCTCATCAAGTTGTCACCGACCGGTGCCTGCAATGCTGTTGCATCGCCAGACCTAGTGCATCGAGATGGGGAGCCCTTCACGGCCGGAATATTGATCGAACGGATAAATGCAAAAGGGGGGTTCAACGCTATCACTCACACGCGCTGGCACGATCATCGTTTTGATGATGTCGCCAACAAGGACGTTTACGACATTTTCACCTTGGAAACGCCACTTGAGGGGTACATCGTCGCTGACAGTCGGGTTGCACACTATGTTTCGCCGGTTGCATCTGCAGATCCGCATCTTCACTCGGAACGGACCATCTTGCTTGTGGACTTCACGCCGTCTCGCCCGATGATCGACATGTCGGGTATTGCCTGATCAAAGAATTTGCATGGGGGAGGACTATTCTCCCCCATGCTGCTTTAGCGTGCTAATTGACCCAAAAATTAATCACACAATCGGCACACAATTTTCAGGGTGATGCCTACTAGCGCCAGCGCTTTTCAGCAACCGACCAAATCACTGATCCAAGAGTTAAAAGCCCTCCGATCACCGGTTCAACATCGCTTGCCTGAATGTAACCTTTGGTAACCAGCGTGGCGCCCAACACAGTCAGTGTTTGGCGGATCAACGCATAAATTGCAGGTCTCAGCATACTGATCTCCTTCAGACTTCATTGGTGGTTGAGAGGAATTCGCCGGGCTTCATGGTCGGTAGGCGCCGTAGAAGGGGTGGGTAAGTTGCGGGCCATCGCGCACCGAGGAGCCGGGACTTGGCGATCCGGGCGATGGTGACGGCGTCGGATTGGTTTCCGCCCAGCACGTAGAAATGCGTGTCATCCTGACCGATCGCAAAACCGACATGGCCGCCGGACCCGCGTTCGAAGATCAGCACGGCGCCGGTGATCGGCTGCACCTCGCGCCCAAACAGCAGCCAGTTGCGCGCCCAGTAGGGATTGGTGCCCAGCGCGCCGAGCAGCGGTTCGTCGGGCAGCCCCATGCGAATGCTCGTTTCCACGAAATCCCCACACCAAGGGTTCTTCGACGGATCGCCCAATGAGCGGCCATCCCTTTTCAGCCAATCCATCAGCCAGGACCGGTCACGGGCTTCGTGACGCCCGAGTGCTGATTTGGCCTCGGTGATCCAGGGCAAAGCGCCCGGCGGCGCAACAGATGCTGTGCGGCCGTTCGCGGCCAGCAGTGCTTTTATGGCGCGCGCGGTGCGCAGGCCCCAGAGGCCGTCGATGGCACCGGGGGAATGTCCGAGTTTGTCGAGCCCGCTTTGGATCAGGCGGATGGGTTCACGGGTATCGGTTGGCATGGGGAGGCTCCTTTCGCCCGTCGCCGGGCATGAAAAAACCCGCCTTGCGGGCGAGTGCGGGTAGATCGGGATTGTTGGTGGGGTGGTCAGTCGGTACGGCCGCGCTGGAAGGCTTCAAACATCAGATCGCGCATGGCTCGGATATCGGTTTCGATGCGTTCGAGCCGGTCCGCATCGTCGTCGCGATCTTCGCCACGCTGGCGATCGACGCGGTCACGTTCGGCGGCCAGTTCGCGATCAAGGCGTGCGAGCATGGCGTCGTTGGTGAACGCCTTGCGCGTGACTGATGCCAGAAGTGCGATGGTGCCGCCGATCAATGCAGTGATGGCGGCGGCGATTCCGTTGTCGCGCAGGGCCTCGGCAACCTCCTGCAGAAAGCTGGTTTTCTCAGTCATGGAGAGTCTCCTAGAAGTCAGTTTCGACGTAGACGCCGGAGCAGTCGTAGGCGACGGCCGCAGCGGTCGCGCCGGTGTTCATGTAATTGCGCGGGCTGAGCAGCTGGGTGGCCGCGGGCATGTCGGCGGTGATGGTGAACTCGACAGCTACGCCGCTGACCTCCTCAACGATGCGGACGCCGATATCTGAGCCATTCGGGGCGGCAGCGATATAGAGCGACAAGACGTTGGTGGTGCTGGCCACCGGGAAGCTACTGCCCAGATCGGTCAGCGTTGGCGCACCGCTGCTATCATTGTGCACCAGCTGCCAATTGGTGTGGGTGCCGCGCTGGAAGCCGATGCCGATACAATTCACCGCGGCGGCCAGTGTCAGGGTCGTCGCCAGTGCTGCTGTCGACCCGTAAAGCCCGAAGAACCCCATGCCCGTTGCCTGCAAGGTCGTCATCGAGAGGCGGTTGACGTAGCTCCAGCCGCCGAGACCCTCCGCATTGCCGCGCCAGCAGACCCAGCCTGCTGATCGCTCCTCGGCTACGGCATCGGCCGTCGCGGCACTCGTCACGCGCCAACGGCGCATGCTGGTCGATAGGTTGGTGGTCGCCAGCGTTGGCGTAGCCACGGTGCCGACCGCGGTGCGCGGCATCCCGTTGGTGTTGACGGTCGTGCCGGATGACGGGGCCCATGTCGCGATCCGGTTCACCCCGAAATGCGGTTGCAGGGGGAAAAACCGGCCGGAGGGACGCTGCACATCCAGCCAACCAGCCCCAGCGCGGTCGCGGGCATAGATCGCCAGTTTGCCAGCCGGTGGCGGGGCTGGCACCTCGCTTTGACCCTGCATCAGAAGTGGTTCGGCAAGATCGACCCGGCCAGATGTGCGGTCGACTTTGATTGCCTCAAAGAAAGCCGACCCATCCGGACTGACCTTGAAGCTGAAATCATCGCTGCCCAGGAGCCCGATCAACGCTCGTGTCGAAAACCCGGTCTTGAAAGCGACGGCCGCGTCATTGGCGGGGGCGGCCTTGTTTACCGTTGCCTCGATCCCGGCGCCTGCGTTGTTGAACAGCATGGCCGGGGCGTTGATTGACAAGCGGTTGTAGCTGTCTGCGGTGGCCCCGCCGAGGCCAAGCAGTTGCGCGGTCAAGTTAGCCTGAGGCATCGCCACCGCCGTCACGGTATTGGCAAAGGTCACCGTCGGCGTATTCACCACTGTGGTGCCGCCAGCGCCCGCGGTGGCCGATCCGATGTTGACCACCGTGTTCGATCCCGACGCGCCGCCAGTGCCGATGTTCAGGGTTTTGGTGACGCCGGTTGTCGTTCCGCCAGTGCCCATCCCATAGGTGGCCGTGCCTGTCGCAGTGCCGATCGTTGCAGCGGCGGCCGACACCGTCACGGTTCCCGATGCAGTTAGCGTTCCCGCAAACGTCTTGTTGCCCGTAAAAGTCTGCGTGCCCGCAAGGATCGCCAATTCGCTGGAGGAGTTAGGCAGCGTAAAGGTCCGGGTTGTGCCTGTGCTGATCCCCGCGAGCTCAAACGTGGCCTTCTTGGTCGGATCTGCATCATCGGTCAGCATGAAGGCGGTATCGGTCACGCCAGCCGCCAGCAGCGCGCCAATCAGCGAGACCCAAACCCCTGCGCTGAAAATCAGCGACGTCAGTGTCGCTTCATTCCAGGCGAGCCAGCCATCTTTCGGGGCATAGAATACCCATGCCCCATCCTGCCAGGCAGCGATCTGGGTTGCCCGGCCTGCCCAAAGACCCGTGGGGGCAGGTCCAATAATCCAGCGCTGGCCATCGCCGGGCGACCCTGGCGGCGCAGATAGGGCGGCGCTCTTTACCGAAATCTGCACCAGCACATCGAGAAAGCGCAGCCCCTCGTTTACGGTGACATGCTTTTGCGATTGGCTCGCCGCGAGATAGGGCAGCGCAAGGTTCGTGGATTGGCTCATGCCAATGCCTCCAAGGTTTGTGGTCTATAGGGAATGGATCAGACGAGGGCTTCGGCGGCGGCACCACGGCCCAGCGCGCCGATCTGATAGACGCGGAAACGCAGGGTGGTGACCGGCCCGCCGAAATCCGCGACCATCATCGCGGTTGTGTAGAGGAACGAAGGGGTCGCGATGCCGGACACCGTCCGCGCCACCGACATGCCGTTCAGGATTTCCAGATCATAGGCCTCGGTAGTTTCGCCCAGAGGCACCTCGACCAAAACCCAACTGTCGCCACTGCTGGCCCGGGTGCGCCGCAACCACGTCAGCAGCAGATCGCCGCCGGGCTGCGGCACCCCGCGCAACTGCGCCGGGCTCAGGGGCCGCAGCCCGCGGCCGGATGGCGTGAATGCCAGTTGCAGGTTCAGCGGGTCTGCCGCCGCTGCTGTTGATGGCCCGATCCGCCAGTTGGCAGGCAGTCCGATTTCGCTTTCAGTGATGGCGATCGGCGTGACGGCGGTGTTCAGTATTACGACCCGTGCCCCGGCCGGGGCAGGATTGCCGATCGCGCCCTCAGTTCCAAACTGCCCGCGCAACAGGTGGATCAATCTCCAACGCCCCGGGCTTTGTAGCAATGCCGTGCCGAACTGGACAATTTCCCAGGCATCGGGGGCAGTCTCGATCGCAAGCGCATTGCCCCCGGCCAAGAGCGCCTCATTGTCGAGACTACTGAATGTGCCGGAGGCCATATCGATCCAGAGCTCGTTACCATCATCGAAGCGCCAAACCGGGCCCGCATAAAAATCAAATGCCAGCGTCCCGAGCCGCGAAGGCTGGCCGACCGTGCCCAGCGCGGTGAAGCCATCAGTCGACGGGCTGCGCCAGATCAGGGCTGAGCCATACCATGGCGTCGCGAAGACCGCCGCATAGGGCCGGTGCGCCGGAATCTCGTCGGCAAGTTGCGGCAGGTTCATCAGAATGACTGCCGGTGGGCCAAAGACGGTCGGGGCAATGAACGCAGGCGTGCGTTCGGGTCCGGGCGGCAGATCATAGAGGGTCTGGTCCGTGCGCCGGGCCTCGATCCGCCGCGCACCGCCGTCGGTGATCCGGGCCAGCACATAATCCGGGGTGCGACCGTCATGTTCCAGACGGATCACATCGGTCGGGTCGAGCGCCAGCCGCGAGGGTGGCAGGGCGAACGCCGCATCCTCACGGCCCACCCATTCCTCGTGCAACGCCCGGCGGGCAGCGCGATCGGCGAGTGCGGCTGGGTAGACGATCGGGAACTGTTCAGTGCGGACCCGGGCCGTATCGACGGTGATCCGCCGCGCTTCAACTGACAACGCGCCATAATCTTCGTCAGGCATCATCAGGCGCCATTTCAACGCGCGGGGCAGCTCGGTTTCCTGCGCGCGGGTGAAGCTGATGTCCTCGGCATTGCGCTCGGTGATCACCAGTGTCTCAGCAGCGATCTGGGCCACGGCAGGCTGCCCGCGGGGCACGAAGCGCAATTGCCCGCCGGTCTCAACCACGTCAAATCCGTAAAACTGCGCCAGCGTTGCGATAGACGCGCGAGCGCTTTCAATCGCCGTGATCGCATAGCCCGGCACGGTCGCGGCCAGTTGCGTCACATCGATCAGCGCGTCAGGCACGCCACCGGTGCGGCAAAGCTCGCGGACCAATTCGGCGAGACCACAACCACCGATCCGACCCGTCAACCAGTGACCAAGGCGGTAGTTTTCGATATCGGACCAGACGTCTGAGCGGACCGGAAAGGCCGGGTATGGCCGTGCGTCCCATGTCCAGATCGCGATCTCTGCGGTGTCGATCATCCGGCCTGCGTAGAGCCCGGAGGCCGGGTTGTTCGCGGGATCGCTCCAATATGGATAGAGCGCCTCGATGTAGCGTCGCTGCACCAGATCATCCTGATAGCCCCGCGAATTATAGGGCAGGAAGGATTCTGAGGATTTCGGATCATAAAACACGTTCGGCTGGTTGGTGCCGCGATCGACGGCAGGTGCCCCGGCCTCGGTGAAGCGGATCGGTTTGGATTGCGGCGCCCAAGGAGTGGGTGATCCGCTCTCAACGCCGCCGGGACGGTTGTTGTGCTGGTTCGTCCACCAGCTGCGGATGTCCTTGGTCCGAAACACCCAATTTTTGCCATAGGCGCCATCGGTGATCGGCGTGCGGATTTGGGCGGTGCGATTGCCTTCTGAGGCATAGAACCAATCAAACCCTTCACCGCCTTCGATATTGGATTGCAGATAGGGCAGATCATAGATCGCGGGCCATCCCGCCAGGGCGTCGAGGTGCTGATCACCATCGCGCCAATCCGACAGCGGCATATAATTGTCGATGCCGACGAAATCGATGTTGGCATCGGCCCAGAGCGGATCGAGGTGGAAGAACAGATCGCTGGAGCCATCCTGCGGCTGGTGGCCGAAGTATTCCGACCAGTCGGCCGCATAGCTGATCTTGGTGCCCGCGCCCAAGATCGACCGGCAGGCTGTCGCAAGGCTTTGCAGGGCGTTGACCGCCGGATAGGTGCTGGCGCCGGAGCGGATTTGCGTGAGCCCACGCAACTCGCTGCCGATCAGGAAAGCATCAACGCCACCGGCGGCGACGCAGAGATGGGCGTAATGCAGCATCATGCGGCGCAGGCCCCAGTCGGTCGGTGATCCGGTCCATGACACCGTCGTGCCGGAGACCGCGTAATTGGCTGGCGCCGCCGCCCCAAAGAATGCTGACACCTGCGTCGAAGCCGCTGCCGTCTTATCGACAGTGCTTGCAAAACCCGCGGCGGGCGAACAAGTGATCCGCCCGCGCCAGGGATATTTCGGCTGGCCAAGTGCCGCGGCATTGTCAGAATACGGGGTCGGCAGCGCGTTGCCGCCGGGCACATCCATTAGAACGAACGGGTAGAAGGTCACCCGAAACCCGCGCGCCTTCAGTTCCTGTATGGCTTGGACCACTGAGAAATCGCTTGGGGTGCCGCCATAGGCCGGGCTGCCATCGATTTGCGAGACCACATAGGCGGCCGAGCGGTTCACGCCATTCGCTAGCCAAAGCTTGGGCGCCGTCACCTTGGTGGCCGTTTCCACGCCTGGCCTGATCTGGCAATTGCCCGCGCGCAGGTCGGTGCCAAACCAAGCGACCACCAGCGAGACCGATCTGCAGTTCGGTGCGGTCGCCTCCAACTGATCCAGCGAGGTCAGAAAATCGCATTGCCCGCCGCTGGAATTGACGTTTTCGGGCAGGACCGCCCCATTGGCGATGTTGCGGGTGATCGGATCGGTCGCATAGATAAACTCGCCTGAAGAGGGGATCATGTTTACCGCGGTCATAAGCTGCTCGGCGCTGTCGGGCTCTTCAGAGGGCCGGTAAACCTCAAAGGACAGCTGCGGCAGTCGGTTGCCGAAACTGGCGAGGGGCAGGTTTTCAAAGACGATGTAGGCGGTGCCACGATAGGCCGGTGTCTGGCCCGCACCTATCATGCTCTCGATGAACGGATCAGGCATCTGGGTCTCGGTGCCGCGGTGCAGCCGCCAGATGGCACCCGGCACGTCAAATGCGCTGCCATCGGCCCAGATGCGGCCCACGCCGCCGATTGGCCCGGTGGCGATCGCCACGGCGATGCTCGCGAAATAGCTGTACTCCTCGACGACCACGCCGCCACCGCCGCCTTTGCCGCCACCGCCCTGGCGGGTTTCGGAATATTCCTCGCGGAAATCCGTGGCCCAGATGATGTTCCCGCCGACCCGCATCCGGCCGTAAATGCGCGGGATCACGGCGCCCTCAGTCGCACTGGTGACGCGCAATTCGTCCAGCCGCGCGCCTTCCTGCCGCTGGTCTGGGGCGAAGGAGGCGATGATGCGGGAATCGATCGCGCTGCCGATCATCGAGCCGATGCCACCGCCGATCGCGGCCGCCGACAGGCCAAGGATAGTGCCGCCAATGCTTCCGCCGATTGCGGAGCCAATGCCGCCCAGAACAATTGCTGCCATGCTGTGCTACCTCGGATAGAGAAATGCGAAGGCCGCCTTGCGCGCCCAATGCGGGCGCCAGGGCTCCTCAATGACGCCCGCGCCCTCATAGGCGTGGATCAGACCGGTCTCGCTGCGGATGCCGCAGTGCTTGGCTGGGGCACCGCGCGCCATGCGAAACAGGATCAGCGCGCCGGGCCCGGCGTCTGCGATTGGGATCTCCAGCAGAAAGCGCCGCGCGGCCTCGGCCAGCACTTCGGCCACACCGGCTTCGCCCCAATCTCGGGTATAGGGCGGCGGCATCACGGGCTCGGGCCCATGCAGGTCGCGCCAGATGCCGCGGGCAAGGCCAAGGCAATCGCAGCCCGCGTCCAGAACGCTGGCTTGATGCACGTAAGGCGTGCCGAGCCAGACCCGCGCTGCGGCGATCACAACATCAGGGGCAGCGTTCATAGCGGTTGCCCGGTGCTGCCATCGCCCTGTGTGGGATAGCGCACGATGGTGTCGTCGCCAGGGATCGACGGAAATCCCCGAAAGTTCACGCCATTGCCGAACTTGGCCCGGCAGGTCGCAAACTGTTTGTCGCAGCCTGCCTGCATGAAGAATCCATCACCCAGTGCAATTTTGCGAACGGGGGCTTCGATCAGGGTGATTTGAGCGGTCCCGGCCGAGAGTGTGTGGATCGACACCTCCGCCCGCCGCCCGGCATTTTCGCCGCTGGTCCATTCCACCCGGCTCAACGCGAACCAGTTCGCAGCAAACCCACCGAGCCCGGCCGTCGCAAAACTGCGATCGCCTGAGACCGCAGCGACCGACCCGCTGGCCGAATAGCTGGGGGCCGCCAGATTGACCCCGCAGCGGGCGTCGCCGAGTTCCGCATCGCAGTAATACTGATAGGTCCGCCCCACAGGTTGATTGAGAAAATGCGTGAGTGAGCGCACCTCGGCGACGAACACCTGCTTGCCGCGCCTGATCTGGCCGAGATTGCCGCGCCGCATCAGCACCCGCTGTGCGACATTCTCCCAATTCACCCGCCAGACCTCGATGGCCGCATTGTCCCAGCGCCCGTCCAGAATGTCGGTCTCGGTGATCCGGTCGGAGCGCAGCGCCCCTTCGGCATCCTGCCCGTCAACCGAGAAATCGGCACTGGCGCGGATTTCCGAGGCGGCAAATCCGGTGTCGGGCTCAAAGACGGTTCCTGCAATCAGCAGCGATCGATCATGATCGGTGAAACCAAAGATCACGCCATCGGCCCGCTCAATCCGCCAGCACCACGCCAGCGTGGTAGTACCGTCGTCGAGATGCGCCTGCATACCAGAGGGAAGGGTTTTCATCTGCGGACCTCAATCAGGGGAATGGATGTGATCGAGCCCAGCCGCTCGAAATCGAGGGTGACGTCCAGCGTGTCGGTGTCGAACCGCACGGGCACGTCGAATTCAAAGCCCGCGGTGATCACGGCGCCGGGGGCCGGAGCCGCAGCGAAGGTGACCACGCCGGTGGTCGTGTTGATCGTCCAGCCGGTGATCTGCGTCACGCCGTTCAAGGCCGCCGCCACGGTCCCGGCGACGGGCTTGGTGATCGCGCGCGTCCAGGACTGCGCGCCGCTGGTGTAGAGTTTCACCAGCTGGAAGGCGGTCGCAGCACCGGTGCCGACACCAATCGGTTGGTCGGTTGCGGCAGTTACGACCGATGGCAGGCAGGATTTGTAGTCGGCCCAGTCCTTCCAGCGAAACCCGTAAAGCCGCCCGCGCCGTGCCTCGAAAAATGCGGTCACCGCGGCCAGATCGTCGGCCTTGCGGATGCCGTAGGAGGCATCATAGCGCCGCCGCGAATCCGCCCAGGAGCCGTTGCGCTCTTCGTCACCGCTGGCCATTTCGACAATCTGCGTGCGCCGTTCCGGCCCGCCCCGCGCACCGCGGCTGATATTGTCGGGGAAGCGCACCTCGTGAAATGCCATCACATGCCCCTCCGGCCCATCGAGACAGCGCGGGCAATGTCGGATGCGACCTGCGTGCGCGATTGCCGAAAGCTTTCGGCGTCGCGGGACATGATCGTGACGTTGACGGTCTGCGCGGCGGTTTGTCCTTGCCCATAGCCAGCCGCCTCACGCCGGGACAAAACCCGTTCCCCGCGCTGCAGGATCGCGGGCACCTCGTCAGGCTTCAACCCGGCCCAGCCGCCGGAATGCATGCGGGGTGCGTTGGCAAATGCCATGGCTGGCACCATCCGGCGGCTGCCCGCCATGCCGACCGTGCCACCGGAATGCAGGATGTCCGCGAACAACCCACCCGCACCGCCCAGCGCGCCAAAGAGCGCATTTGCGATCGGGCCGAGAATGAAACGCCGGGCGGCCAGCTTGGCCAGATCGGCAATCATCGAGGAAACCAGGTCGCGGAAGTCGAGCTTGCCGGATTTGACGAACTCGCCCACGGCATTCTCGGCCGAGGTGAACGCCCCAACTAAGGTGTTGCCAATATCGCCGCCGATGTCGCGAGCCTTGGCGGCATAGTCGGCGAGGGTCGCCACAGCTGCGGCCCAGCCGGTTTTTGCGGCTTCGGCACCTTCCACGGCGGCCGCGCCCGCGCTATTCGCCGCCCCTGACGCCGCGCGCCCGGCTGCCGTGATGGCATCGTCAAATTGGCCTGCGGCATCGGTTGCGCCAGCAAGTGCAGTTTCGCCATCATTGCCCGCGCCCGCGACCGCATCCTGTAACGCCTGCCAGCTGGCGAGTGGCGCCAGCGCTCCCGCGGCCAGATCGTTGGCCGCCGTGCGGTAGGTATTCGCCGCGCCGAGCGCTTCGCGGGAAATGTCGGTCAGACCAAAATCCGGGACTGCCAGCGGGTTGTCTTCAAAGGCCCGGTCGAACGCGTCACTTGCGGCCGTGCCAGCCCGGGTCGCGGCTCCGGCGAAGCGGTTTTCGATCTTTCCAAGGTCCAGATCGCCCAGGATGGTAATCCGGCGATCAGAGCCCAGCGCTTCCAGCCCGGTATTGATCCCCTCGATGAAGCCGTTGATCCGTGCGACCACGCCGTTCAGCATACTCTCAACGCCTTCGATCAGACTGTTCGCCGCTTGGAACACCAGATCGCCGATGGCGGCGGGTAAGAGGCCCCAAATGGCTTTGATCGCCTCGAATGCACCCTCAAAGGTATTGGCGGCAGCGTTGCCGAAACCGACCACGCTTTCGATGGCACTCTGCATCCCGCTGGCCGCATCTGCCTTGATGTCGAAAAACATGGCCGTCGCCGCAGCCCCGGCGGCGGTGGCGCCCAGTTTAATACGATCCCAGACCTCAATGACGACGTCTTTCAGCAACCCCATAGCAGCGCCAAAGCCACCGGCACCGGACACCAGCCGCGTAAACTGAAACACCAACTCGCCCGCGCCGACGATCAGCGCGCCGATGCCGGTCCGGATCAGCGCTCCGCGCAAGATCACAAGGCCGGTGGCCAGGCTGCTGACGGACAAAGCCGCCGCTGCCATGCCCGCCACCCAGCGCCCCGCCATCAGGGCCGCAAACGTCGCGGCATAGGTGGTCAGCCGCCCGATGTTCTCAAAAAGGGTTGTGATGGCGATGCCGATCGGTCCCGTCGTGCGTGCCATTGCCGCGAGGGCGTTGGCGATCGCTTCCAGCGCAGGGGCAGCGGCGACCGTCAGTTGGTTCGATACCCCGCGCCAGATCAGCCCCAGACGAGAGAGCGCGTCATTGGTGCGTTCGATCTGATCGGCATCTTGTTCCGAGACCACCAACCCGAAATCGCGCACATCCTGCGTGGCCTGCCGCAAGGTCGCGCTGTCGATCCGGGACATCGCAATGCTGCCTTCTTCGCCGAAAAGCTGCCCCGCCACTGCTGCACGCTCGGCCGCCGGTACGAAATCCGCGATCGCTTGGTTGATCTGGCCGATACGCGCGTCGAGCGGCAAGGCCATCAGGCCAGTTGCGGAAAGGCCCAGGCGATCCAGCGCATCGGCCGCCGGACCGGTGCCAGTAGCCGCCTGCGACAAGCGCCGCGTCAGGTCCTTCGTCGCCTGTTCGATGCCGGTCATGGCAACCCCTGCCAAACCGCCTGCGCGTTCCAGCACCTGAATACTGGCGACGGTCGTGTCGAGCGACTGGGCCAGTTTTGCCTGGGCATCCACGGTTTCCAGCCCCGAGCGGATCATCGCCACGCCAGTGGCCGCCGCTGCCGCGGTTACTGCCGCCAGCGCCAAACCTACCCGGCGCGCAAAGCCCACCAAGCGCGCGTTCGCCATTTCCATCTCAGAAGAGAGGCGTCCAAAGCCACGGGCTCCGGCTTCACCCACCCCTTCCAACTCGGCGCGCACCTGTCGTCCGCCGACCGCCGAAAGGCGGACGCTGACTTTCTTTTCAGCCATGGTTTTCTCCGATTTGTTCGTTCAGCTTGCGCACCATCACCGCCTCGATCTCGGGCAGCAGTTCAGCAGCGATCAGGGTACTGACGCCCAGCGCCTGCGCCAAAGCGAGGACAGCACCCATGTCCCAGCCCAAGACCGCGCCGGGGATCACACGCAACTGCCCGCCCAGGCGGCCGACCAGATCCCAGACCTGCCAGCCGTCCTGTGTCTGCGGGCGGTTTAGTCTTGCCGGGCAGTCTTCACAGAGGTCTGCGCAGGCGGCGCAGTAGCGATCGCCCCCGCCGAAGGACCAGTCGGCGAGAGCGCAGAGGCGTTTTTTTCCGCGTCCAGGATCAAGCCCCGTGCGACATATTGAGTCTGGAACGCCTCAAAGACCGGCCAGATTTCCAGCAGGGCGTCGATGCGGTCGGGCGTCACGGCAACGGGCTCGCCCTCGGCATCGCCAACACCCTCCCAATCCAGCACTGCGCGGCGCGCGACGGCTTTCGCCATAGCAAGCGCCAGTTCTTCGGTCGTGGCCGTGTCCGGCATCGCCTCGATGGCGGCATCGGCCCGCGCAGAGACCATCAGCGCGGTGGTGAGCGGGCCCACCAGCAGGCGCAGGCCGGGGGCAAGATCGAGCCATTGCGGGGTGGCGGTCAGGTTCAGTCGGATCATGGTCAATAACTCGCGATGCTGTTGATGAGGGTGGCGGTACACATCCGGGCGGGACTGGCGGCTTTCGCGGCCTGCCAGTCGAAGCTGGCCTGCACGCCCTGCGGCCCGGCGATTTCGATGCGGGGGATCGGCAGATAGACGGCATGGGCCGTGAAGGTGAAACTCGCGTTTGCCCCAAGGCTGTAGTTGAACTCCAACTCGCAGGGTGTGCCGTCGATGGCTTGGGTGACGAGCGTGCTGTCGGAGAACCGCACTTCGATCCGGCCGGTCAGCGCGGCCATGGTCGGGTCGGCCCCATCGATACGGCCATCACCGCGAATGGTCTCGATCCGATCGAGGTTGTTGGAATAGGTGATATCGGCTGAGACGACGTTGCCCAGGCTGCTGCCATTGCGTTTCACCGTGCCGTTAAAATGGCCGAAGCGTTGCAAGCCCAACGCGGTAGGCGTTCCGGCGGCCGTTGCGGCGGCGATTGTCTCGCCTTGAGCGATCAGCTTGGCCGAGGCCGTCAAAAGGCCAGAGCGCTGCATCTGCCAGGAAAGCTGATCCAGCACGCAGCCGGAATACATGGCGAAGCGCGGCACTTCTGGCATCGCTGTTTCGATCGACATGCTGGGCAGGGTCCAGTTTCCCGACTGGAACGTATGGGTCTTGGGCGTGGTGCCGGTGGTTGTCGGTTGGCCGAAGGCAGCCTTCAACCAATACCCAAATGCCTCGACATCGATTGGCACGACGACGTCTCCATCGGCCGTGACCGCATCCTTGATCGGGGCCAGCGGATCGCGGCCGTAACCCAAGAGTTCCGATTCCAGCAGCGGCTGTTCCGAACCCAGCGTCGTCCGGGCAAAAGGCATCAATCGGAACCCACTGACCGGGGGGGAGCCGTAAACTGTCTCAAAGCCAAGCGCCATCTGCGCCCGGGCGCCTTGCGCTCGTGCCATGTCTTTCTCCTCATTGTCGGGATTTCAGGCCAGCGGGCCCGTGGTGGTGTAGTGCAGGTTGAGTGTGATCACCGCCGCCTTCAGGCTCGCGGCGCCCTCGACGGGCATATCGACCGAGGCCGGGGCTTCCGCCTCAACCCAGTCGCAGAGGCCGCCAAGCGTGCGGTCGCTTTCAAGCGTGGTGCCGATGGCAGCGATCAAGGTGTCAAACGCGGTCGCCCGCTCCTTTGCCGCCTGGACGACCACCTCTAACTCGGCGCCGTGCTGATAATGGTAGTGCAGCGGTGACAGCGTGACCTCCGGTTCGCCGGGCTGGCCGTCGCGCAGGATGATCAGCCCGGCTGGCGGAATGCGTTCGGGCAAGACCTCGTCGCGCAGGACGGTGGCGGCAAGGGTTTGCAGCCGTGCGTGCAGCGCGGCGAGGATGGTTTCGCGGGTGGTTGGCATTCTCTGCTCCAAAGGTATGGTCAAAGGCAACGGTGGCAAAGAGCCCTCTCGCGACATTCAGGTGGTGTACAGCAACTCATTTCTTCGGTGCAAAACGCAGTATTTTCACTAGAGTATTGTTTTCAGCGTCTCGACCGCCGCCGATCATGTACAGCGGTTACACTCTTGTGAGACATACAAAATATTAGGTGGAAAATTGAACTCATCTCTCCCAACTCACCCGCATGACGAGGCCGCCTTCGAAGACGTTTTTCTTCAAGAGCTCGATTCTTGGTATTCGGCGGACATCGCGTGTTGCGACCGGTGTTATAAGAAATTCCTACAGATTTGGCCGACAGCATATTCGGCCGAATCTGAAGAATTTCAGCGCAACCAGATTCAGCTTGATACTTTCTACGATGGCTCCCGGATCAACGCCTTTTACTCGAGGGAGCAGTTCGAGCGCTTATTGACAAATATGGACTGTCCAAGATGTGGTGAAAAGTTGGGCCATACGCTCTACCCTTATGAGCTGCCATTTGATGTTCCAAAGGGTTTCGAGGAACACATCGTGGCTATCAGCACTATCGCAAATGAGACGCCATTTTTATTGTTGAAGAACGAGTTTGCTCAAACAGTCCTCAAGACCTTAGAAGGGCTTTCTCAAACGACCAACGCTACGACAGTACCATTGAACTTGTTCCGAGCACGTGGCCTGCAAGGCCTGAAAGAAATATCTGCAAATCAGTTCGACTTTGCAGATCCCAGGTTCGTCGGCGAAGGCCGATACAACCACGCAGGGCAGCCGGTCCTTTACCTTGGGGATAGTAAGGGAACCTGCTTTCATGAGCTGAGAGGAGCTCATTGCGCAATTGCTGAAATAGCTTTGGATGGTGAACTAAAGGTTTTAGACCTCACAAACCCGTACGATAGCCATAAAGATCAATCAGACTTGTTGAACGCATTGGCGTTTTCTGCGCTCCTCAGCACGCCTCAGGAAGGAACGGGGTATCAAAAGCCAGCATATGTGTTTTCAAGATTTGTTGCGGACTGCGCCCGATCGGCTGGATTCGACGCCATCCAATACCCTTCAACACGAACATCAGCGCAAGCGTACAACCTTGTTGTACTAAATGCGGAATTCTCGATTGGAAGGCGTTCGCGCCTGCTTAGCCTGTGTATTTTCGACGGCGAACAGTCTAAAGCGATTGAAGTTTAGGCACGGCAGTTTTGTTTGATGTAAACGGCTTGCGGTAGTCGCGGATAACGCGCGTGCTACCGCTGCGACTGTTCATATTGCCCTCCTTGCAGACATCAGCCCAGTGCTCCCTCCCTCCAGTATGCCAAAATCAACCCCGGCAACTTCGCCTCTGCCACGCGCGCCGGGCCTTCTAGGCTCAGCCGTTTGGGCAGTTTCACCTGCGGCACGAGGATAAAAATCGGCACAGTGGCCAGCCCGCGCCCGGTCTTTGACCTTGAGACGACAGCGCGACCTTTCGAGTTCAACCGTGTTTCGGCCACCAGCAAGCTTGGTTGGCCGCGCCGAAAGACGAAGCGCAGGCGTTGGCCGGTGCGCTGCTCCCAGCCGCCGGGGGTGATCCGCTTTTTGCCGATACCTTTCTTGCCCGCGGCGGCCGTCGGGATTGCCAGCCAGAACCCAGTTTTTGACCGGATCAGGGCGCCCCGGTCAAAGGCATCGACCACGTTCGAGGCATTGGAATAGACTACCGCGGCCGCCCGGATCGAAGCTCCGGTGTTTGGATACATCTTCTTGCGGATCGAATTTGTGAGCCCCCGGCCCAGAGCGGCTCCGGTGATCTGGCCGCGCCAGTCCTGCTGCAAGCCGCTTGCCGCCTCAGAAACGCCCGCCGCGACCGCGCGTTCTGCGGCTTCCACCTCCGCCTGCATCATTGCGCGGAGATCGCCCTGAATATCGGCGAGGAGTTTCACAGCGCCCGCGCCTCTGCCAGCCAAAACAGCCGATTGGTGTCCCGGGTTGGGGTGCCGCTGATTTCGTGGAGCTGGCCTGCAATCTCCACGGTGTCACCCGCAGAAAGCTCTGCCGCATCCAACAGTCGGATGTTTAGCAGCACGGTATCGACAACGAACCGCCCGTCGCCGAAATTGGCAAAGCGGTCCGGCATCGCGCGGATGACGCGGATAGCCTGCGCAGGACCGATGCCGCCGAGGCGCAGCAGCGCATCGACGGCAAGGTTTGGATCGTTGAACAGCGTGTCTGTCGCCAGATCGAAGGCGGTCAATTTGCACTCGCTGCGGTGAGGCGGACGCGGCCAGTAGTTTCACCCGCGCCGCCACCAACGGCCAGAACCGCCACGCCGATCAGCTTGTTGGTGGCAACGGTGCTGGTCACGCGGGAGGTGGCGACATCCCAATAGATCAACTGGCCGACAGTCCAGGCTTGCGAAGCAGTCTTGGTCAGATCGAAAATGCCGTTGAGCACGAGGACAAGCGGATCGCCGATCGCCGCCGCGTTCTCGGCGATGCCGAACAGCGAGGCGAAGAGAACTGGTTGGCCGGAGGTGACGGCAGATGTGGCCGTGAGGGTGACGCGGTTGCCCACGCCGATGAAGTTTTTCATCAGGTTTCTCCAGAGTTTTGAGGGGTTGAGTGCGATCAGACGCCCGCGTTGCGGAAGAGGCCGCGCCAGTCGATGGCCTTGGAGGCGAAGTCGTGGCGGGCTTTGATTTCCATACCGTCGACCTCGAAGCCCATGCGGGTTTCGGTGTAAACGCCGTTGCTGCCATCGAGATAGGCATATTCCACGGTGTCGATTCGGTTCGGATCGGCCGCCAGAAACCACGGGTCAGCTCCGGCCGCGGGGATCAGGCGGGGCTCTTCGATCGGCTCCAGACGCCCAGCGAAGGCATTGACGCCCGCGACGGCGTTGGGCGTGGTTGCCGTGACGTTCTTGCGCGCTTCGACCGATCGGGTGCCCGGAGGGGTGATCAGATAGCGCGGCTGGACCGAGATTTGCCGTGCTTCCAACCCGCGCTGGTTGCCGAACAGGCGATACGCTTCTGCGAGTGTGGTTTCGGAAATCGCCCCCGCCGTGCCGAGGTTGCCGTGGCCGGAATTGAACAGCGCCACGCCGTCGTTCATCAGCGGGTTCGAAGTCAGGATCGAATAGACCAGATCAGATTCAAGGTCGGCAGCCGAGGCACCGAAGGCGGACGGGATGCGGGTGAAGGCGTCGAGGTCGTCATTGATCAGGGTCTGGCGGGTGATCCCGATGATCCGGCCATAGGTCAGCAGGGCATAGACTTCGCGGCCTTCGCCCATCGTTCCATAAGTAAACTCACCGCTTTCGGGCACGCGCAGCAGGTCTGGCGCTCCGGCGAGCTGAGTGCGCTGGACCGGGCGGAAATCGGTGATCGTCGCCTGCCGGGCCCAAGCGGTGAAGGTCCGGGGCGTGCTGTCATAGGCTGAGCGCAGGGTCTTGTTGGCGACGTTTGCCAGGATGAATGGGAAATCGGCGCTGGAATGATAGCCGGGCCCGGCGCGCTTTTGCAGAGCCTCGGTTGCCAATTCCATCCGCGACATGCCGCGCGTGCTGATGCCGCGGCGCTCAAGTGCGTGGCGCGCCATATCGAGCAGGTTCAGCCCGCGAAACTCCCGCCCAGCGTCGGTCAGTTGGTGCAACCCGGGGGCATGGCGGTGCATCAGTGCGTCTGTCACAGCGTCACGATAAGCGATCTCGGTGGCGCCGGTGTCACGGGCGGCGGCAGGAACGGTCGCACCGGTGCGGGTGCCGAGCGTGTCACCCTCTGCCAGCCGATCCAGCACGGCGCCACGGGCCGCATCGAGCGTGACACCGCGGCCAATCAGATCGGCAGCGAAGATGTTGTCGAGGCCGTGGCGCTGGCAGAGCGTCAGAATGTCGGCCGCTGCGCGCTGGGCTTCGGCGCGGATTGCGTCGGCGTTGGGTGTCGCCGGTGCAGGCGCAGGCGCCGGGGCGGCCGGTGTTGGATCAATCGCCCGCGTTGCGGGGGCGGGTGCCGCGCTCGGGGCCGTGGGTTCGATATCGTCGGGCATAGGAGCCTCCGTGTCTGGGTTTGAGGTGCGGATGAGAGTGCAAATGTTGAGCGCGCGGGTTGCGCCTGTGTCAGAACGAACCCGGGCACCGGGATCGGCGCCGATGGCGACGGCTGAGATTTCCAAGGGTTCCCAATCGACGGCGCGCCACAACTCGGGCGCACCGTCGCGTTTGGTTATTTCATAGCGGTGGACGCGGTAGCCGACCGACACGTTGCGGATGATGCCGCCCGCGATGTCGCGGAAAATCGGCTCGACATCGGCCCGCTCGCTGAAGCGGATCGTGGCGGTGCCCTGGCCATTGGCAATCCGTGCCGATCCGTCGACGACAACGCCAAGCACGGAGGCCAGCGATCCCGCGTCATGTGCATTCAGGAACGGCGCACCGGCATTGAGGCGGTCCAGGCGGATCATGCCGGGATCGAGCGAGAGTTCCTCGTCAACCGCCTCGTCCCAGAACCGGGCGCGGCGGACTGTGGCACCCGTGGTCCAGATGATCTCGACCGTGCGGGCGGCTTCATCGATGCTGCCCGCACGCACAGAGGCCATCCGCCCCTGAAGGGGCAGATCGATGATTTCTTTCGGCATGTGGGGCTCCGTTCAGCTTTGGCTGGGGTCTTGCGGTGGTTTGCCGGGCTCGCCGTCGAGCGATCCGGGGTCTTGGCTTTGAACCTGCCCGCCGCGGCTGACCTTTCGGGGATCAGAATCGAAGATCAGGTTCATCGTATCGGCCAGGAGGGCAAACTCCTGCCATTCTTCCAGCACCTTGCGCGGATCATAGCCGCGTTTGGCGATCTGCTGGGCGATGGTGGAGAACCCAGCGCGGGTTTCCAACAGGTCGGTCGTGGCATCTTGCAGCGGGTTGACAGAGTCAAATTTTGGCGGGGCCCACTCGACGGGGATATCAGCGGTCGGGATTAGCCCGGCCGCAAACGCCGCCTCGCAGAACCATTGCCAGATCGGCTGGCAGAACATCGGGATGATCATCTGCCATTGCATGGCCTCAATCATCCGGCGGAATTCGTTCAGGCCGACCCGGCTTGATGAAAAGTTCACCTGACTGAGATCGCCGGTCATCAACTCGTAGGGCACACGCCAGCCTGCGGCGATGATGTGCAACTGCACCCGGTGCCATTCATAAACGCCCGCAGTCGCTGCGGGCTGATTGAACTTGATGTCCTTGCCGCCGCGGGCATAGGCGATCAGCCCCGGTTCAAACTGCTCAATCCGGTTGCCGTCGGCATCCTGCACCACCGGTGCGATCGATTGCTGGGTCTCGTCGTCACCGAACACGATGCCAACAAGGCAGGCTTCAGTTTTCTTGCGCACCAGTTCGGCACGTTGCCAGTCGTCGACATCGCGCAGCGCCGCCATCGCCGGGGTGCCCCAGGGCACGCCGCGCGACTGGACTCGCTGGCGTTCAAAGAGGTGTGCCACCCGGTCGGCGGGGATGCGCACCGATTCAAATCGACGCGTAAACACCGGGGCCGCATCGCCTGGATGATCAGGATACATCCAGTAGGCCGAGCGCCGCCCAGCGCTGTCGTGTTCGATGCCGTAGCGGATGCGGGCCCCACCGGGCTGATCTGCGAACTTGGCGCCATCAAGGTGGTCGGCTTCCTTCAGTTCAATCTGCAACGGCACGACCAGTCCGGCGGATCTGGGACGGCGCACCCGTAGGGCGAAGACGTCGCCGCCTTCGATGGTCTCGCGCATGGCCAGCGACAGCAGCCCGTGGAAATCGGTGTGCCCATCGGCGTCACACTGATCCGCCCAGCGCGCCCAGAGATCGTCGACCAGTTTGTTCAGCGATTTGTCTGCGCCCGCCGCGCGGGGGCGGATGCCGGTGCCGACCAAGCTGTTGACCAGTACCGAGACAGCCTTGGCCGCCATTGGATTGTTGCGCACCAGATCCCGCATCCGGTCGCGCAGGACGGGTGCAGCCATACCGATTTCAGCATCGGCGGCTTTGCCACTGGTCGTCCAACCGTCCGTTCCGCGACCTTTGGCAGACCCGTCATAGGCACGCCGCAGATTGCCCAGTGCGATCCGGGCCGCATAGCGTTGCGAGGCCGCCTGCGGCGAGATCAGCGCCACGGCCCGATCAATCAGGCCCCAACGGATCGTGGGTGGGGTTTTGGTCACCGCTCACCCCGGCGAAAGCTGGCAAAGCCCGCAACCGGCAAAGGCGACCCACCAGCCTGCGCCATCTCTGACTCGATGATGCGCATCCGGGATAACAGATCGGCAGCATTGCCATATTCCACAGTCCGGCCGTCCGACGTCACGCGCAGCGTTCCCGCCGCGTAGGCCCGCTTGAGCGCGTCGAGTTCACTTTGCGTCCATGCCATTTCAGAACCATTTCTTTCTTGGGCCCATCCAGGGGGTGGGGCGTTTTGCCTGTGTTGCGGGCGGTTGCCGGTTAGGCTGACCGGCTGGCAGTGCCTCGCCCGTTCCGGTGGTCATTTGGGCTTCCAACTGCTCCCAACGCAGATTGTCCCAACGATCGATCCCCATCAGCCAGGCGGCTGCGCGGGCATAGACCCTGCAATCCAGCGCCTCGTTGCGTTCGCGGGTCTGCTGCCATTCCAGCCGCTGGAAGCCTTGCCGGGTTTTGATTGTCATCAGTTGTTCGGCCGTCAGCTGCTTCATCCATTCGGCGGTGGTGCCTTTCGGGATGTGCACAAACCCGTGCGGCCATTCCCCGCCCTCGGCCAGTTCTTCGTCGGTCGGGGCGACAAGGCGCAGGAACCGATAGGTCTCGGACTTGAACACCGCGCCCGCGACCTTCCAAAGCTGGACACCGCGCCGCAGTTTGCGCCCGGCCTCGGTCACCTCGACGTAGGTGGGGCCATCGACCGGCGTCGTGCGATCAAAGCCCGCCACACCCTTGATCGCGATCACCTGTCCACGCCCGGCAGCCCGCACCCACGAATACACCGCATCGGTGGTGACGCCGTCGCCCGAGTCGATCGCCATCCGCGCCAGCGCTATCCGGCATCCCGATACGTGCTCCCATGTTTGCCCCAGAAACTCCGACAGCTGCGCCCAGACTTCCGGCCTCGCGGTGTCGCCTTCCAGGACAACGTGGTCGACGAGCCAAGAGCGCAGATTGCGCCCCCAACCCCAGACATCGACCTCGATCCGGTCGCGCTGCACATCCGCCCCGGCGGTCAAAAGCAACACGCCGTCAGGCGCCATCCCAAGCTGCCAGTCCGCACGCCGTTCATAAAGCCGCTGCCAATCCGGCGCCTCGCCACGCTCCTGCCAACTCTCTCCAAGGATGGTGTTTTTCAGGGTTTTTAGGGCCGCATCATTGCCCAGCGCGCTCTCCCAGCCGCGGGCGATCTCTTCCCATGACAACCACCCCAGTGGCGAATAGAGGCCTGAGATATGGTAGCCGACCACGCCAGCCGCCTTTGCCGCTGCCTGCACCTCGGGCGCGGCGGTGGCTTGCCAGCCCGCGCCATTTTCCTCGGCCATCATCCACGTCTTATGCCGCTCGGCGATCGGGGCGTCGCAATGTTCGCAGAGATATTGCACCGTCTCGGCTTTGCCTTGCTCCCAGCGCAGCCGCTCGAATTGCAGCCATTGAAGCCCACCGCAATGGGGACAGGGCACGTGATAGCGCTGCTGGTCCGACAATTCCCACTCCCGTTCGATCCGGCTCAGGCCCCTCAGCGTCGGTGTCGAGGCCAGAAACACCTTGCTGCGATGGCCGAAACTGATGGTCCGCGCTTCGGCCAAAGCGATCGGATCGCCCTCGCCATCAACGTCGCCCGGATAGGCGTCGACCTCGTCCAGAAACACCCAGCGCGCAGGCATCGACCGCAGGCCCACGGCAGAATTCGCGCCAGTGAGGATCAACTGCCCGCCCGGAAACCGCTTGCCCAGAATAGTATTTCCGGCATCCCGCGACCGTGATGGCAGCACGAGCGCCCGCAAATCCGGGCTTTCCTCAATCAGCGGGTCGATCCGTTGCTGCGACAGGCGCTTGGCCAGATCCACGGTTGGTTGCACCGCGAGGAACGGCCCTGGCGCGCGGTGCATGCAGAAGCCGATCCAGTTGTTCCCTGCTTCCGTCGCCCCAACTTGCGCAGCCTTCATGAACACGACCCGCTGTGCCGGATGGCGTGGTGACAGCGCGTCCATCACCGCCTTCATGTAGGGCGTGCGCGCCGTGCGATACGGTCCGGCTTCCGACGCGGCGCGCGACGACAAGACCCGATGCCGATCGGCCCATTGCGAGACAGTCAGCGATGGATCAGGCGCCAGACCGGCCATCCATGCCCGCCGGACCTCTTCAGCGCCTCCAAAAGCTTCAGCGGAGCTCAATTTTGACCTCCGCCATCTCGGCCAGATGGGCGCGCAGATATGTGTCCAAAACCTGCTCCATCCGGTGTGCGTCCACACCCAGTTCCGCCGCCATGTTTGCAGCGACGCGGGGTGGCCAGTTCAGCCAGGCATCGCGTTCCCGGCGGGCGAGATCGAACACCATCGCCGTGGCCCGGGCCCGGTCGATCACCTCCGCCTTCATTTTTTCCAGCCGCACCTTGGCGGTCTGGGCCTTCAAAACCTCGTTCGCCATTCGGGCGCGCAGGAAGGATACCTCGCCACCGGTCGCTTCTGTGCCTCCCGGATCAGTGCCCGCATCGCGCAACGTATCTGCTACCGCCTTGAGGGCCGCCTGCGGCACAGGCTTGGTCGCTGCCGCCCGCGCGGTGCCTGCCGCCGTTTCCGCGCCCATCTGCCGGGCATGTTGGCCGCGCTGTTTCGCCGGATCGGTCTGGGCGCCCCATTCGGCATTGGCGCGATCGGGGTCAATCGTCCCGTCCGGGAGGGTCGTGATCCGCCCTGTGGCAATGGCTTTGCGCACCGCCGCCTCGGAGACGCCGCGCTGCGCCGCATAGCTTCTCCGGGATACTCCCATTCTAATCGAAACCTCATTTATTCAGTGACTTAGGAGTTGCTCTCTTTTGGTTCCGTGCGCTGTCTGCAGCCATCGCAACCCAACGGAGACCGCCATGAAACCCCTGACAACCCACGAAGAATTTTGCCTCAAGAACGCCGCCCATTTTGTCGCGGCCCGCGGCCGCACGCCTGCCACCCGCACGCGCAAACAATTCGCGACGCTGACCGAGGCGCAGGCCTTTGGGACCGCGATCGGCGACGGCCGGACGATGATCTACGCCGTCACAGACCTTGGGCATTCCGCCCACATCACCAACGCCTGAAGGAACCGGATATGAAAACCAAATCCCTCACCGCCGCGCAGATTGACACGCTCGCCCAGCGCCTTTCCGAAACCCCGATCGAGGCGAGCACAAGCGCCAAGAAGGCGGGTGATAACTTCGCTCGCTTGCTAGCGGCGCAGATCGGCAATGACCGCGCGGCGCTTGCCTTCACCTCAATCATGACTACCGCCACTGCCGAGCAGGCGGAGGCCCGGCTGACCTTGGTGCTCGACTACAGCAACACGGAACCGGCGGGTGAGCCGGTTCCGACTGAGGCGGAAGAGCCGAAGGCCGCAAACGTCCTGGTGATAGGCAAGCGGCAGGCCATCCTCGATCAGGCGCGGAGCGGAGTGCTACCGCAAGCACCGGATTTCTCCAAACCGACCCACGCGCGGTTCCGCACCAAGCTGGCCCAGATTGTGGCCTTGGCCGAGGCGGGCGACATCGCCGCGCTGCAGGCCTTCGAGATCAATCCGGTTTCGTCGAGTCCCAAGGCCATGGCTCGGTATCGCGACCTTTGTGTTATTGCGCTTATGAGTTCGAATTCTTGACTGCTAGGCCCCACTCCTGGGCCTGGTCTTTCGAATCCCTCTGGACTTCGAGATTTCTTCCATAAGATGGGCGCGAGCACGCGGCTTTAGGACGAAATCAGGTACAGAGTTTAAATTTGTTGTGCAATCATTTCTTGATGTCAGTAGTCGTACTATTTGACCTTCCGCGCCCTCTTCAAATTCACCTTTGTTTTGTGAGAAATACTCATCGTAAAGAGCAAGTAATAAGTATCTTAAGCCTGGAACCTTGGAAATTGCAGCAAGAGATGCCTTGGAGCCGACGAGGCGATGCACAATGTATGGCGCACGCTCCCATTTCCCGGAGGTGAATCTAATGTCACGGAGATCTGATGACCGGACTGCATTTACAAAAAGAGGCAGGTACTTCATCGAAAAATTGTCAGAATTTATTATCGAGTAATGGCAGTGATAAAAGATTGAATCTATCAATCTCGCTTCATGGGGCCAAGCAGGTGCAAAAATATCGTCATCTGATCCAACCTCAAACTTCGAAAATGCAAAGTCTTCGAATTTCTCCACGCTAAATTTTCCAGATGCTTTGACAACCATGAAGTTGGTGATGGTATTTTTGGGCAGGTTGTCCTTGACTTTTACCCAGCACCCTATTCCTTTGAGTGCGCTTTCCACTTGGAATGCAGCAGTTGCTTGATCAGAAAACTCAAGTGACTTAAAAGCGACGCTTCCGTCTGGTTTTGTTTTCTGTCTCTCTTCGAACCTTATCCTTCCCGGAACAAAGGAGCATTTAAAAAATATTCCTCTTTCGAATAGAGTATTTCGGACTCTGCGATAGAAATCGTAAAAGTCGTCGATTCCCTCCGCTTCAAAAAATGCACCATCACTAGCAGCAATGCATTGGCCGTTCTGGAAAGAGTCGAAGTGATCAAAAAGTGCGGAGTGAAAATCATCAAGGTGTGCTCTTACATCGCTGAGCCCAGAGGCGGCTGCCTCCCGGGTCCCCAAGATGTCTATGTAGCCACACCAGCTCATCCTTAATCTCCTTCTAAAATACCGCTAATAGTGGGAATGCCGTTCATAATTTCGATATTGAGCCCCACTGCAAATCGTGACCTGATTAAATCTTCAACCACATTCTTTTGTGATGAGAAATCTGTTGCTGACAAAATTCTAAAACTATTAACTCGCGCATTTTTTCCAAAAATTGAGAGTATTCTATTTTTAGTCTTTGGGTTCTTTCGAGCGGTGCTCGACTTTCTCAGGATAGCAATCAAGTATAACCCATCAGGCAGTTTGCTGGCGGTACGTCTTATTGAGCGTGCGGGAAGCTGGCCGCCAAGCTTTGGAAGTTTCTCAATGCTGCTATTGGTAGGCTTAATTGATACGCCAGCACCTGATCCTAAAGATTTGGCCGTCAAGCTGTCGACGAAGGTGGCCCATTGAAATATTGTTTGTTGGGCCCTGCCTTTTATGTCATCGTCATCGACATCATTTAAAGCGGAAAGTGGGGCGTATCCAGCTTCCTTGTTGATCAACGACATCCAGGATTTTCGTGCATTGGATTGGAAGTATCTGGCCTTCGCTTTGTAAAGAGCATCATGGCCATGTTGTTTGATCAATCCTTCGAGTACAGGAGTATTTGCCATCCATCGCCCAATGAAAATGTCAATAAACACATCTTCAATTATTCTCGATGCTTTTCGCGGTCCAACTCGGATCTTGCAGCCATTACTTGAACCACTACTATAGATACCCTGAGAATGAGTGGACTCCTCAATCGCAATTATTAGCTTATTGCCGGGAAAAAAGGACCGTACGAATGCATCGTGAAGTGGCTCGTCACAAAATACGACTCTGACCTGATCGGCATCTGAGCTTCCGTCGTAAATACTACGCAACACCTTTACACCTGACCTCTGAGAGCGAGCATGCGAACGGATTTGGAACGATAGCTCTTTTTCCGCTAGCTTAAGGTCATTACGTATAGAATTTATTACCTCTAGGGCCCGAGACTTTACCGCCTCACAACGATTGCTCGGGTGGAGATCATGGGTACTCTCAACAAGTATTACACCTCGTCGTTCCAACTTTTATCACCTCTTTGCCCCAGTCCAGTTCTAGTTGAGGCTACTTTTCTCGCATTGATCCTGTCAACAACATGATTCCTTGGGAAAACGACTGGTACCCAACTTCGTGTTCTGCCGTTTCACCGTCCATCAAACTTTTCGTATTTCAATCAGATGTGAAGGGGATGCGACGGAAGTTGCTTACGACATGGTCGGGTTTCACCGCCAGCGATGAAGAAAAGAACAAGTTCACCCTCGCGGCAACGGTGCAACGTTCCAAAACAGTATCCGCCCGGGCCCACTCATTGCCACACATAACTCCCAAGCCTTCGCATCATAATGCGGGTCCGCCGGAAAGGGTGCGCCGATAAGCGCCACCTGTCCAAAGGCCCGCGGATAGACGTGAATACGGGCTCCAGCGACGTCCTTCGGCGCCAACTCCCGCCCGATCTGCACCACATGCCGCCGGGCTTTCGGCCATGCCAACGCCAAACCGCGCGCCAGGACGCCCGATCCTGCGGCGCACCAAACCTCCTCCGGTTCAAGCCCGGTTGCCAGCGCTGCTGTGGCGATTGCCTCGATGCCGCCCGGGATATCCGCTCCGAATGGGATTAGCGAGGCCCCGGTATCACGGCAATACTGGCGGGCCCGGCTTTGCACGACGGTGAGATATCCCGGCGACACTGGCACCACCTTCGCCCCAAAGCGGGCGGCTTCCAGCGTCCGGGCGTGTGGTTTTGCACGCTGGGCGACAAAGATCGTCGCTTTCTTGCCCAGCGCCCGGGCGACATGCGCCAAGGCGGTTTGTGCGCCGCCTTCGGGCGGGCTGGCATAGACGGCTTCTCGCACGCCATCGAACACTTTGCCGATGAACCGGGCTTTGGTGCCGCCGGGGTGCAGATCGTCCCGGACCACCCAGATCCCCGAATGGGTTCGCACAATCGGGGCGGTCATTCTTGGGGGGCCTCTTCGCTGGTGCCATTGGCCTCGTCGATTTCGCCGAATTCCACTTGTCCGATCGCCTCGGTGGCGCGCTTGGGGTCGCCCTTACAGAACACCAGCACGTTTTGATGAGTCCGACCCAGCTTGCGGGAGGCCTCGAATTGCCGTCCGGCGCGGATGGGGAGCGATCCGACGGCAGTGACGAGGATTGCATCGTTGTAGAACCGGGCACCGGCTGCCTCGATGGCTTCGACTGTCCGACCCGGCAAGTTGACGAAGAACCCACCCGCATCGCGCACATCACCGATCACCCAAACTGCGAAACGATCGTCGCGCAGGCGGGACACCGCCCCGGCGATGATCCGAGCGTAAGCCTCGAAGAAGGCATCTTTGCCGAGGGTGGACAGATCGGCCGGATCGTCGGAATAGACCTCAAGGTTCCAATACGGCGGGCAGCTGAATATCAGATCGGCATCGACGTCCTTTGCCAACGTCGCGATGTCGCGGCTGTCACCGGTGATCCATTGTGGGGCCGGGCCTGCGCCCAGCGCCGCCTGTGCCTGATTGGCGGCGACCTGTTCGGCCCGGAGTTCTATACCGACGTAGGCCCGGCCAAGCTGCGAGGCGACGACGCCGCGGACGGAACCACCTGCAAAGGGATCGAGGACCGTGCCGCCCTGTGGACAGAACCAGCGGTAAGCGATTTCGCAGAGGACAGGATCGAAGATCGAGGTGCCAGAGGCTGCGGGCGCATCAGAGGCCTGATAGTGATCGGCAAGGAAGGCTTCGGTGGTCAGCTCGTGGCCTAGTTCGGCTTCCTTCGCGCGCTTTTTGGCATAGAAGCTGGGATCGCCAGAAGTGTGGGACGGCATCAGTACGCCACCGTTGGTCTTATCGCCGCCGACCACATGCTCGCCGCGCATCAGGTCTTGGCCGAAGGTGCGAGCCGGGGATTTAGCCATGTGCGGCCTCCGTTTTCTGGCGGCGGGCGGTGGCAGCCATGGCGACCTTATCGGCAAGACCGCCACCGCCAAGGATCGCGCCGTCGGCGAACGCCTTGGCCGCGCCGGGCTTGTAGTTCTTGCGCGACCCGTTACCCGGCATCGGACTGCCGCCGGGGCAGGCGCGATCGCCTTCGCCACGGCCCAATTCAGAGCGGATACCGAGATCCAACCAGGCGCGTTTGCGGTCCTGCCACCAGCCCTTGCGAGCATCAAGGATTGAGAAAGGCGGGATTCCAAAGCGGACAGCGAGGCTGCCGGACGACGATGCGGCCGATGGGGCGTCGTTCCCGCCGACATTGCCGTCCTGGCCCTCGCCACCCAGCGCACCTGCATCGCCAAATTCAAACCCCGCCAGCAATTCATCCAGTTCAGCCTCGTCAAAGCCAATCATGTCCAGATCGAAGTTCTCGTCGCGCAGCGCGGCTAGTTCCGAGCCCAGCATAGCGTTGTCCCATCCGGCGTTTTCCGCGATGCGGTTGTCGGCGAGGATGAGCGCCCGGCGTTGGGCCTCGGAGAGATGGTCGAGCACGATCACCGGCACGTCGGTCAGTCCGAGGCTCTGCGCCGCCATCAGTCGTCCGTGCCCGGCGATGATCACATCGTCCTCGCCAATCAGGATCGGGTTGGTGAAACCAAACTCGGCCATCGAGGCCGCTATCTGGGCAACCTGATCGGCGGAATGGGTGCGGGCGTTGCGGATGTAGGGCACCAGCCGGGCGGTAGGCATCATGTCGATCTGCAAGGCGTGATCTCCTGAAAGGAAAAGGCCCGGTGAAGGACACCGGGCCAGTTAAGGCGGGACAGGGAGGCTGAAACGGCGGTCGAAAGGCTGGGTGCGTACCTGCGAACCCAAGAGTGCGTACCCAAGGCGCGAACCCAGAAAAAATGTTTGACGCTAGAGACTTATCGCGCCTCTGCCCCCCGCATACACAACAGGCCCGGGTGGAACCGGGGGCCCGGGGGGCTGCGAGGGGCGAGGCGCGCCGGTCGGGGAACAGCGTCCAGAACAGAATGGGGAGCCAAGCGATCTGTCGCCCATGTGGTCCCTCATCCTATCGCTTTTATGCCTCAGAACCCGAAGAAATGTCGCGCCTGAAGTTCAACGTGTTTTGCGGGTTGTCCTGCGTGTTGACCACGCTTTCGCGCGGGATTGCGCCGGGTGTTGCAGACGGGCTCTCGGGCGCCTTGAGCTTGCGCTTTGTTTTTGCTTTGGAATTCAGCTTCTTCGCAATCGTCAAAAGTGCCGCTGCCCAGCGCCGCCAGGCGGTCGATCGCACATATCCTGCACGGATGCAGACCTGCCGCCAGCGCATGCGATCGGCCCGCAGCCAGACGATCCGAGCGTCTTGCGGATCAATCAGCATCAGCCAGTCAAAGCATTCCTCCATCCGGGTGATCGCAGCAGCGCTGGGGATCACCCGCATCGGGGCCTCGGGCGTGTAGCCATAGGCATGCTTGGCCTCCTGCACAAACGGCGGCCAGGACGAGCCATAGCCACGGGGACGGTCCTTCTCGGGCAGGCGGCGCAGGGTGTAGGCGGCCTCCTCGAAACGATCCTCGATGTCGCGGGGTGTTAGGGTCATGGTAGTCCTCCGTGGGGTCAATAAATCTGGTGGGCGCGCAGGGTGGCCTCGGTCACCAACCCCGCCTGTAGCAGCGCATCGCGCATCACGTTCGATACGGCGCTGGGCGGGACGTAGCGGCCCGAGTTGATCCACAAGGCGGTGCGCCGCAGCGCGTCCTGTGCGTTGATTGAGGGGCTGGCCGTGGCCACCGTTCCCGTTTCCCCAGGCCTTGCTGCTTTCGCCGCCAGCGCGATCCTATGGGAATGGCGCTTTGCGATCGCCGCCGTGAAATACGCCCATGTCCGGATCGGGTCGGTCCGCTTGCGCTTGGTCCGCTCGCCCAAGGTGGGCAAGATATCCGAGGTCAGGTCGAAGCCCGTGGCCCGCCAGCTATCGATCACTGACCGGGTGGCAGTAATCGCGGCCCTTGCCGCTGGGCTCAAGCCCTCGCCGCAGGCTGCGAGACAGGCCGCTTCGGCCTCGGAGTTTTCCTCCGCCTCACGCGCGGTAGTAGTTACAGGTTCTCTTACAAGGTTACTGTCCAGATTCTGGACATGGCTTTTGCCAAAATCTGGACATGGCTTTTGCGGTTTTCCATGTCCAGATTCTGGACACGGCTCGCGCCCGAAATCGTCCTCGAAGCCGAGAATGTAGCGGGTCGATTTCCGTCTATGCGTGCCCTCGGAATGGCGCCGATGCCTGCGGATCAGTCCCGCCGCTTCCAGCTTTTCGAGATGGGTGTTGAGCGATGAGCGCGAGATTTCAACATCAGCCGCCAACTGGTCTTGCGACGGAAAGCACCCGAAATCCGGGTTGTGCCGGTCGCAAAGATGCCAGAGCACCAGCTTGGTCGCGGGCATCAGCCCGCGCTGCTGGATCGCCCAGTTGGTGGCCTTGTGGCTCATAGCGCCGCCGTCACGGTCAGGCGTTTGACGATGGCCTGCATCAGGGCGATGCGCTGGTCGGCCTCGTCCTGGCGCATTTTGCCTGCCCGCACGCGCGACCAGTAGAATTGCCGCCGCAGATCCAACTCGCGCTGCGCCTCGGCGATCAGCGCGGTGACCGGGATGGTGCCGCTGGGTGTTATAGGTGCCATTGCCACCCCCTTAGCGCCGACCGGCGACAGCGCGGCTGGCGCCCACCTTGCGGGCCTCCTGATCGCGCAGCCAGTCCCGGACAGCCTCCATCCGGTAAAGCACCTTGCGCCCCACCCGGACGCAGGGTGGGCCCATGCGGCGGGTCTCCCAGCGCTGCAGGGTGTCCACCGACAGGGTCAGTTCCCGGGCAAGGTCGGTGCGGTTCAGCCAGCCGGTTAGCAGGCCGGTGTCCACTTCTGGCACCACGTCGTCGATTTCCTTCAAGCCAATGTTCTTCATGTCTTTTCTCCATGCCCAGCGCGCCAAGATCGAAGCGCTAAAATCAGTGAGGCAAGACAAGCACAGGCAAGGCAGCGGCAAAGAGGCAGAAACCGGCAGAAACAAACCGGCAATTCTGCCGGTCGATTTATCCACCGTTATCGGAAGCGCGACCTCGGATTTCGATATGAACAAACAATGAACTCTGACAACTTGAGCGGGAGCAGTTCACAACCAGATTCGCCAGATGGTCACCCCTCACCGAGAGGCTGGGGAGAGGTTTCGTGTGTCACAAAGCCATGACCTCACCGGCGTTCAAACAGGGAGGCAGGCATGGCGTTTCCGGCCCAGTATTTCTATTCGATTCTTGATGTTGCAGGGCGGTGGGGGTGCACCCAGACCGAGGTTATCAATTGGGCAATCTCAGGTGAGCTTGATCTCGTGGCGGGGTTTTCGCCGATCCTGTTTGGTGATGAACCGGCTGCCGGGCTGCTGGTTGTGTCGGCTTCAGACGTGCGTCCGCTGTTTCGCCCGTTCGGAAAAGCCGAGAGGAGGGTCTACCTGCGGCAGGCGCGCCCAAACGGGTCAGATACGTTCAAGCTGATCACCGATCCCGTCTGTGGCGTGCGGCTGACTGCGGCGGACATCATGATCACCGCCCGCGAAATCGACCGTTTCGAAGAGGCCAACAGCATCGGCCGCAACCGCAGCGCCGGGCCCGGCGCGCCCGGAAAATACGATTGGGAGGGCTTTCACATGGCCCTGTTCAAACGCATCTACACGGGCGGATTTCCAGCGCAGCAGCGTGACTTAGTCTTTGAGATGCAGGAATGGTTCATCGCCAATTCCGCCGATGGCGAAGCCCCGGACGAGAGCACGATCCGTCGCCGGATCAAGGCCATCTGGCAGGAGTTGAACCCGGTCTAAATCCGATTCTGCCGAGGCCGCAAAACCACCGGCAGAATTGCCGGTTTGTTTCTGCCGGTTTCCGCCTCTCTGCCGGACCCCATCAAGGAGCAGGTTGCTCTTTGCCGATTCTCTTTGCTCAGTCGGCCTGAACTGGAGGACTGAAATGGGAACGCATCTGACCGAACGGGTTGTAAAGGCTGCCGAAATAGGCACGCGCAAATATGTAATCTTCGACGAGGACTGCGCAGGTTTCGGCCTTTGCGTGTTCCTGTCGGGCCGCAAGGGCTTCATCCTGATCTACCGTGCCGCGGGGCGGCAGCGGCGGATGACGATCGGCACATGGCCCAGCTGGTCGGTGACCGCCGCCCGGGACGAGGCCAAGCGACTGAAGCGCGACATCGATCGCGGCGAAGACCCGATGGATGTCCGCACGAGTGCACGGCATGCGCCCACCGTTGACGAACTGGTCGATCGGTACATCGACGAACATCTGCCCAAGCTGTCCGCATCCAGCAGTAAGGATCAGGCCAGCATGCTCAAGACATTGGTCTTGCCCGATTGGCGATCGCGTAAGGTGACCGACATCACGCCGACCGATGTCGATAGGCTGCTGACGAAGATCGCGGCGGGGCGGCCACGGGTCTGGAAGAAATCCGTTAAGCCGACCAAGGCGCCGCGTGCATTCAAATCGAAGCAGACCAAACCCAATCCCCCGCCCAAGGCTTTCAAACCGACACCCGTCCGGGCCAACCGTGTCGGCGAGGTGCTGCGTAAGATGTTTAGTCTTTCCGTCATATGGAAAATGCGGACCGACAATCCCGCCACCAGCTTCCGCAAGCGACCCGAAACGGCCCGGGAGCGGTTCCTGTCGTTCGAAGAAATCCAGCGCCTCGCAGACGCCCTCTGCGCCGACCCCGATCAGCGTGCCGCCGGGATCATTCGCCTTTGCATGCTGACCGGTGCCCGCTGCGGCGAGGCCCGCACCGCGACCTTCGATCAGTTCAACCTCGATCTGGCGATCTGGACCAAGCAGGCGGCCTATACCAAGCAGCGGCGTGTCCACCGCGTGCCGATCTCGCACGAGGCTGTCGCGCTGATCCGCCTGCGCAGGGGTGCGGTGCCGAATGGCTGCCCGTTCATGTTCCCAGGCGATGTTCCGGGCCAGCCGGTCGTCGATCTCAAGCGGTTCTGGGAACGGATGCGCGTGCAGGCCGACATCCCGGACGTCCGCATCCACGACCTCCGCCACACCTTCGCATCCCTGCTGGTGTCCGGCGGGGCCTCGCTGGAAATGATCGGACGGCTGCTGGGGCACACCCAGATCGGAACCACCCAGCGCTACGCCCACCTGATCGACTCACCGCTGCGCGCTGGGGTGAACGCGGTGGGCGAGATGCTGAAACCGAGGTTGAGGTTGGTGGGCGAATGAATGAGGTTGGAAACTCATTAGAAGGTTTCCGACTGCCCACGTCAGCCCTCTGAATTCCGGTTAAAAACTCGGATTATGCGGGGGGCGCGTTCCGGTGATGCGACTTTCTTAGCTTGGCAAGTAACGAGCTGTTGCCAAGCTAGAATTTCTGCTGACGACCGACATTCCCCAAGTAATCCGCTGATTTCGCTGTCCTGAAGGTGTTATTATCTATATATAACATGGTGTTGACGGATGCGAAGGGCTTGTTATCATGGTTCACCCAGAGAGTGCGGGCTTGCATCGGGGCGATCGGGTGGATTTGGACCCTCGTGTGCAGCTGAAAACTCGCGGCACGCAGCTCAGCACAGACATTGGTCTCTTGGTGATGCGCGAGTTGGATGACGCGCTCGGGCTGTCCGATCTGGCATCAGCAGCGCTGTGCGACAGCCGCCAGGGCAAGAACGCCATCCATCGGCTCGACGGGCTGTTCCGGCAATCGGTCTAGGGTCGGCTGGCAGGCTATGAGGATGTCAATGATGCCGACCGTCTGGTCCTCGATCCCGTCATGCGACAGGTTGTAGGTGGTCGTGATGTCGACGCGCAGGCGGCCTCGGCCTCGCAGAAGGGGCGCTTCGAGACCGGGATGCTGGCGCTGCCCAAAAACCGGGAGGCCCTCGCCGATCTGAACGGTCAGTGTATTGACCGGTTTCATGACTGCAATGGGCTGAAGTATAAGGGCACGCCAGCGTTCAAGGTTGGCTTCGTCCACAAGTCCAAGTTTGATTTTTCTTCAATACTTTGAGCTTTTAGGAGAGAATTATGCCATCACATGTCGTCACGGCGCTTCATCTCAATCTGAGATCCGCCCCCGATCCGACCCAAAAGAATGTCATCGTCGTCTTGCCGCAGGGCACCGGCGTCGACAAGATTGCCAACAGTAGCCGGATTGGCTGGTTTGAGGTCGATGCCGTCGTCGCCGGCACGAAGGTTCGCGGTCACCTAAATAGCGCCCACCTCGGGCTAATTGGGACCACATTTCCGACAGCCCATACGACCACAGGCAAGCTTCCGATCGCCGACCTAGGATCAAGAGCCACTGAGAAGCGCTCGGTGACCGGTGCAAGAGCATATTCCATCGGTAAGTCGGGGAAACCGAGATCAAAAGTATCAGACGATCAGACCGAGGCTGCGACAATACCTGTCGTCCTGCTGTTGCATGGAATCCGCGACTTTGCGCTGTGGCAGAACTCGATCCGACACACGCTTGAAGAGAATGGCTTTGTAGTCGAGCCCCTCAACTATGGGAGATTCAATCTCCTCAAGTTCCTTGCTCCCATTTCGATTTTCCGGCGGCAAGCAATAAAGGCGATTGAAAAGCAGGTCGAAATCGTAATCCAGAACAATCCAGACGCGCCCATCCACGTCATAGCGCATAGCTTCGGCACCTATGTCGTGTCGCTTCTGATGCGTGAAAGGTTCAATCTGCGATTTCATCGTGTCATCTTCTGTGGCAGCGTCGTTCCATTCGATTTCGACTTCGAGCAGGTTCAGGACCGATTTGCGCGTCCCATAATCAATGAGGTTGGGACCCGGGACATTTGGCCTGCCCTGGCCGAGAGCGTAACTACTGGTTACGGCTCGTCTGGCACTTACGGATTTCGACGCCCGCTCGTTCGCGACCGTTGGCACAACGGCGCAAAGCACGGATACTTTCTTGATCGTCGATTTTGCACTGAATTTTGGATTCCATTTCTAAGAACCGGAGAGATAGTCAAAGGCGACGACCAGCCGGAAAGCACACCTATCTGGTTAAACTTGCTACACATATTCAAGATGAAATATGCCATTTCTCTGCTCGTTTTTGCAGTCATTCTACTCATTGTACCTTTGCCGTTCGATCTGGCTTGCGGAGCAAACAAGACCGCAAGAATTCGGCAAAACATCGTCCAGCTCGAAAGGCCGCTGATTGGGATGGGCAGTTCCGCAGGGTATTCGGCTGGCAATCGCGAGCAATGGCTAGCCCTACTTGATGGCCTCAACGCCGACGGTGATGAAGTCTTCTCCGCGATGGTCGCTGAGTTGCGCACAATCGTCATGGGGGCATCTGCCAATGGTGGAGACAATAACTACAACATGTTCGTCTCGAACGAGATGAGCCACAAGCTTCAGGATTTGCGCACCACAATCGAGAACGCGGCCGCGGTATGCAGTCTAACTCTTCCGTAAAGCAGCGACTCACTAAAGCAACCCGCCATTAACCTGAGACATATCCTGCAGCGCTGAAGTAGTTCCAGCATTCTTGAGGCGAGAAGAGATCGCAGACTTCAGCGATGGCGGTGAACATGTCGGTGAATGCGCGCGCGCCGATCCGCCGGAGATGAGCCTTGAGCTTCGAGAATGCCATTTCTATGGGGTTGAGATCGGGGCTGTAGGGTGGCAGGAAGAGGAACCAGCACCATGCGTCCCGCATCGCCTTGGCCGCGGTGGCGTTCTTGTGGGTGGCGAGGCTGTCCAGAATGACCACGGTACCGGGAGCCAACTCTGGGACCAGCACCTTCTCGACATAAGCCGCGAAGGCAGGGCCGTCCATCGCCCCCTTGATCACCCAGGGCGCGATCATGGCATCGGCGGTGAGCCCCGCGATGAACGTCTGTGCCCCCCATGAACCGAACGGTTCATCCATTACGAGACGATCCCCACGCGGTGCCCATCCGCGCAGTCGGGTCAGGTTTGTTTTCACCAAGGTTTCGTCAATAAAGACAACGCGCTCGGGCTGCGCTGACACCGCCAGGATACGATGCCTGAACCAGTGCTCGCGCTGTTGCCTTACCTTGGTTCGACGGCGCTCGGTGGCGACCAGCGACTTTTTTTATGCGTATAACCGAGCTTGCGAAGGACCTTGCCAATCGCGTTGGGGTGCGCGTGCAAGCCGGTCGCGTCATGTCGGGCGGACGCCAGTTCCGGCATCGTGATGTCGCCGTCCTGGGCGATGATTTCCGCGAAGACGGATCGGTACGGATCACGTTTGCCTTTGCCTCGGGGGCGAGCCTGGGGCGCGGCTCTCGCCCGTCCTGTGCGCCGAATTGAAAGACCCAAGCGCGCTCCGGTGGCCGGTGAAACCTTCAACCGCAACGCCGCCGCGCGCCCGCTTAACCCTTCTTCAATCAACTTCTGAAACCGCATCCGAAGTGCGTTTGGCAAAGGTGCTGACCTGATCCATCCTCCCAATCTGGGTGAATCACAGATCGGGCTTCAACGGAATCCCAACGAGTCAGGTTTTTGGCGGAACGCTTTAACGTTGTCAGTCACGTTATGCGCTATCGCAGTTCACCTCCTCCACTGCGTAGGACGTGACAAAACCCATACGTTTCTGTCACTGGCGAAAACGACATGGTTTGATTGCGGCGGTCGCTCTCCAGTGGTGAACGAGGTCCGGTATATTGGCCTCATGGATATAAGCCGTGAGGAGAACGACCATGAAGAAGGATGCCGGACTCGACATATCTCTCAAATAGGTTTCGATCTGCGTTGTCGATGAAGACGGGAAGATGGTGGCGCGTGGCGTGTCACCGGCGGATCCGGACGGGGTTGCAGGCTGGCTGAAGAGCAGATCTCTGACGCCCGAGCGGATCGTACATGAAAGTGGCCAGCTGTCGATCTGGTTGCAGCGCGGGCTCGCCGATCTTGGATTGCCCGCAATCTGTATCGACGCACGCAAGGCCCACACGAGCCTGTCTGCCCGGCACAACAAGTCCGACGCCGCCGACGCGGAAGGTCTGGCTCGGCTCGCGCGGACGGGATGGTTCACTCCGGTCCACATCCGAAGCCAAGAGTCCGATCGCCTGCGCGTCCTGGTGGGAGCACGCGAGCGCCTGATCCGGTTGCGCAGAGACCTTGAGGGGCACATACGCAGTGTCCTGAAGACATTTGGCATTCGCATGACCGGCGTCGGTCAGGGCCAGCAAAGACAGGCTTTCCATGACCAGCTGGCCGCCGCAGGAGAGACTGATCCCGTATTGCGGACCATCGCGGACGGATTCATTGCCGCCGACAGCACACTTTGCCTGGCGGCTGCCGATCTTGAACGGGCATTGAAGGCGAGGGCCAAAAGCCACCCTGTTGCCCGCCGCCTGATGACGATGCCGGGGGGCGGGCCTATCGTCTCGTTGAGTTTTGTGGCCCTGGTCGATGACCCAGGCAGGTTCAGTAGAACCTCGGATATTGGGGCCTTCCTGGGGCTGACGCCTCGGCGGCACCAATCCGGCGAAATGGATTGGTCCGGTCGCGTGCCGAAATGCGTCGATGCAGCCATGCGCGGGTAGCTTTTCGAAGCCGCGTCTTGCGTGATCCGCCAGTTGAAGCACTTCTCGGCTTTGAAGTCATGGGCGGTTCGGCTGGCAGGTCGCCGGGGCTTTCGAAGGGCCGCTGTTGCAACCGCACCTAAGATCGCGGTGCTGATGCTAACGGTCTGGAAGACTGGAACCGATTATCAATGGACGAAGGAGGCCACAGTCTGACCTGAATTTCCGCCAGAAGGGCGGGAAGCGAAGTCCCGACGGGACGGAGGTTGATCGATCTCGCAAAAACAGTTGGGATGTGGCCGATGCTGCTGACCCCGCAAACGATATTGGAGACGGTCCACCACCGAACACCATCATGAGGCGCAACGCGCGACCTCGAAGAGAACCATGACCCCGGACGGACAGATCGCTATCCCGATTGACACAGCCGGAATCAGAGAACTGTTTTAGTCACGCTCGGCCATAGGCCACTTCGGGAATTCGACGTTGCACTTGAACTGAAAGTGGATTTGTGCAATGTTTTAACCGTCTTATACCCACGTCGAGGGCTATTTTTCATGAGCAATTCCATTGCGATAGACTCCGATGTTTCCCGCCTCCATCCTGCGATTCGCGACGCAGTGGCAACAGTCCGAAAACAGCTTCAGAGTGAAAAAATACCCTTTGAGGTCTTCGAGGCGTTCCGTACACCTGAAAGGCAGTCTGATCTATACGCTCAAGGCCGCACTCGCCCCGGCGACAAGGTTACTTGGGCATTGCCCTGGCAGTCGATGCACCAATATGGGCTTGCCGTCGATTTCGTTCTTCGTATCGGCGACAAGTGGAGTTGGGATGACAGTGGTCCCGAGGCGGCTTACTGGACCCGACTACACGAACTGGCTCGCGCGCATGGAATGACGCCATTGTTTAACAGCAAGGGCAAGCTGATCGAAAAGCCACATATCCAACTGGTGGGCCTGTCTTCGGCGAGAATGCAGGCAGGCGACTATCCGGCGGGTGGCGATGCGGTTTGGGCCGATCATTTGACCACGCTAATCGCCAACTGGAAGGGCACGCAGGCACCGCCTCCGCGACCAAACCAGACGACGCAACGCCCAGCCATCGCCGAGGAAGACATCGCCGAATTCGAGCAATCGCATGGCAGCGATGTCGCTAATTCTACTACCGCAGCCATAGAGGCGGTGCGAAAAGACCCTCGTTTCCAGCAACTCCACGCCTTCATCAAGCGGTGGGAGGGAGGCTTCGTCAACGATCCGCGCGACAATGGCGGAGCCACGAACATGGGCATCACCCAAGCGACCCTCGCTGACTGGCGCGGCCGCCCAGTCAGCGTCGAGGAAGTTAGCGCCCTCGGCCGCGATGAGGCTGATGCAATCCTCCGCACCAATTACTATAGCCGCTGCCGTTGCGCAGAGCTGCCCGACCGTGTCGCTATGGTACTCTATAACGGTGCAGTTCTGCACGGGCCAAAAGCCGCGACTAGGTTCCTCCAAAGGGCGTTCAACGGATTGGGGCTACAGGTCGATGGCGCGCCACTGGTCGTGGATGGCGACATCGGCAAGAACACCATGGCTGCGGCGCGGCAGACCGATCCCGCAATACTCGCCGCTGCCTTCATGGATGTTCAAGAGGCGCATCATCGCGGGCACGAGGACTTTGCGGCCTTTGGCAACGGCTGGTTGAACCGGTTAGCTTCATTGCGCGAGTTCGTGACCGGTCTTCCAGCTGGAGAGGGCGAGCGGCCGAAAAGAACTGCGACCGTCGGAGTGGCTTCCGCAGAGGTCGAGCCTTCAAAAGGTACCTCTACCGACCGTGCTGAGATCGAGCGGGTGCTGAACGATATCCTACGAGACCGCTCTGTCGAGCTCGGAGGAGATGCGCAGTACCTCCAACTAATGGACGAGCTTAAAGCCCTAGCGGCGCAGCTGGCAAGTAGTACGGCGTCTAGTGTCAAAGTCGTTCCAGCCGCGCCTGAGTCATCAAACTCAGACAGCGTAGTGGCGGTCGGCCGACCTCTCGATGTTACAAAACGTCCGCCACTCACCCCAGTGAATGCCGCGCTGGGAGAGGGAATCGGGAAACTTCTGAACGGCAAAAAATCGATTATTGGCATCGTAGGCCTTCTTGCGACCGTACTCTTGCCCGAGATCGGGCTTTCAGGTCCTATTGTCGACTTCGTGGAACGGCACGGGACCGAATTAACGACAATTTTGGCGACCTTCACCGGTTGGGGATTTTTGGGCAAGATCGACAAGGCCATCTGGTCGCTGGAGCGGTAGTTTTAGGCGCATGGCATCAGCCTCAGGGTACCCAGAATAACCAACGATGCGCTTACTGAAGGAGGTGGTTAGTCGGTATCGAATGGGCCGGTTTATGGGACTTTGCTCCAACCGAGTCACATCGAAATGGCAAACTAGTCTATGACAAGGTCAAAGAGTTTGCTCCTGATGTTTGAATGGGGTTTTGCGAAAAGATGAATGAGCATACCAGGGAGAGAATTTGGTCAATTTGGTTGCGGATATTATTCCGTTTTCCGGCGTTTCTCGCTGTATTAACTTATCTGTTTATAGCGCATACAAATTATGAACAAATTATTTCCCTGTTGAATGAGGTTCATACTGAAATTCAAATACATTTAATCCTCTTGTGCGCAACTTTGACTGGCTTTCTGTTGACGTTTTTGGCCCGATGTGAAAGAGACTACACGAGGGATGGCATTTACTATCTGGATTTAATCATAGGCATTTCGCCATTAGCAATTATTTCAACGGCGATCGGGCCGTTTGGCGTAATAGATTATTTACTTTGTTTTACATATTTTTTCCTAATCACAGCGATTTTAGTAAAATACCCGAAGCACAATGCTAATAAATGGAAGGCCCATTTTTTGGCGCTTCTTTTCGTCGTAACTGTGTGGCTCTTGCTGTCATTTCTACTATATGCCAGCCCGGTAGATTTTGCGCGAACAGTTGGGTCGGTTTTTTTAACGCTAGTATTCTTTGCCTTATTGCTTATATTGCTTCTGCTTGCGTGTGCGCATCCAGTTTTAGGCATACCGATAATATTTATCGTAACGATCATGTTTTTTATGAACGAACGAGATCATAATCTCAGATTGACAGAGTTTACTGACTATGATGAGTTTCAGAATAATGAGAATCCATTTCGCGCACCAGTTTCGATACAAGATGCATTTGACAAATGGCTTGCAAGCAGAAATGATCTTGAACTTTATGAGGGAGCTGGAAAAGAGTATCCGGTATTCTTGATCTCTTCTGAAGGTGGCGGCGGTTATGCTGCTGCTCACGCCAATTTATTTCTTTCCAAGATGCAGGACCGTTGCCCAAATTTTTCTCAACATATTTTTGCCATTACTGGCGTTTCCGGTGGGGCTGTCGGAAATGCGCTTTTCTGGTCTTCGTTAGACAAAAGGTCAAACCCCGCGGAATTTATGGGATGCACAGGAGCCATCGATGTATCTGAAGAGGTAAACATTCTGGCGCAAGATAATCTCGCGCCAGTTTTGGGAGCGATGTTCTTTCGTGACCTCCCCAACAAGTTATTTTTCGACCTGTTGCCCGGGCCGAACAGATCTGAAGCACTTATATTTGCCCTTTCGGGAACGAATATGCTTGGGGTGAATGAAAATCCACTTTTCGCAGAGCATTATTGGGAGCAGGGTGACGATGGAAGCAAACGCTTGCGTGGTGGCCCAGCCGTAATACCGGTGGCAACAAACTTGGTGTCGGGAAAGCCATATATCATTGCGCCCTTTGAGGTTGATGATCTTCGGAATGGCTTTGAGCAGACCTCCTGTGGAACATGTGATCTATCAAGAACCGAACCGGATGAAGTTGGTATGAGAACTTACGACATAGGATTTTTTGATGCCGCTGTCGCAAGTGCCAGCTTTCCATATATAACACCAAGTTTGGGGCTTGGAGCTTTTGGCGGAAGTCGGATTGGTTTAGTTGATGGGGGTTATTTGGATAACTCTGGTACTGAGGTGTTGTTAGAAATCGCAAAAGCATTGTACTCCCCAAGCCGCTTTTTTGACGGCGCTTCGCCAGCAGCTCTAGATTTTCCAACCAGCACGTTAGGTATATCAGATACTCGGGTCTGCTATGGCAATTTATATGATGGTCTGAACATACTAGTGAGCCCGCGCCCATATGGAAATTTGCGACAAGATAAGGACGGGGAAGTTCACCCCAATGAAGACGATGATGATTGTGAAGTTAGTATCATATTTTATACGATAACAATTCGAGCGGAACCATCTCATGATCGATATTTGGATGGGCAAAACTTTTTTACTGATCCAATTTCCGCGCTTCTAAATGGCCGATCAAGACGTGCGGAGCTTGCGCGTCTCAGGCTTTTCGACTTTCAGTGTGCCGCAGGAGCCATCTGTCCGAGACATGTGGAAACCGGTATTCAAATTGGCTTTTTTGATAGCGTAATCCGACCTCAGGACTTTGCGCTGCCTCTAGGGTGGAAGCTACCTCTGAATGGACTTCGCGAGATGAGCAATATTGTTGCACCGGAACCAACTACCGTTATTGAGCAAAACTACGATGAATTTTCCAACATGATCGATATAATGGCTTGGCAGGCGGATGTCTTCGAGACTGTCGCGGGAAATCCTTCATCTGTGGCAGCAATTATATCTGCCCTTAGGCCAACAGACACTTCCGACTGAGTAGGCTTTCTCGCAATTGATCTATTTTGGCTACCTTCCGAGTTGAGGATAGCGCAGGGAACTCGAAATCGTTTCATGGGCCATTGGGTTGATGGCATCTTCTTCTGCTAGTCGACTCTGTTGTCGAACGATACTGCATGGTCCTTGAATAGCAGCAATGGAAAAGCTTCATCGCAATGTCCGTATTGTCGGCCATCGACTAGTGTTAACCGTAAGTTCACCTGTAGGCCAACGTATATGGGTCAACAATAGGTCAACCTGTTTAGCTACTTGTTTCCCCGTGTGGCCCAGCCTTGTGCAGTTGGCTGCGGCACGATGCGGTTAGAAAACTTCGCCAGTTCAAAGGGGTATTTCGTAACTAATTGAAATCAAAGGACGTCCGTTCTTCTAGGGGATGGGGCTCATAACCTGAAGGTCGTTGGTTCAAATCCAACTCCCGCAACCAAAAAATCACAAAACACTATCATTATCTTATGAGCCTTCCAAAAGGACGGCTATTTGGTTTGTGTTCTACATCAACGCCACCTCAACGTTTGATGAGCCTGACGTTGCCTGACGTTACCCCCAACTTTTATCCAGCGTGAGCGAGACTCCGGGTTTGAGTTTTGCCGATTTGGGCGGG